ATAGCATTCGAGCTTGCATTAGTTGCAGATACAATATTAAATGTATCAACACCAGAGTTCTCAACTGTAAACAATGTAGTATTCAAAGAAGATGCTGAAATACCACCAGTCTCTGTAAGGTTCTTAAAGAACGCAAATGACTTACCACTATCTTCAAATCCATGATCTCTATGTGTAACTTCAAGATACTTATTATTTCCTCTGAATCTCTCTAAAGTAGCACTACTACTTGCTTCTGCACTTGTACGCACAGAACTACTATCCATAGTTTCGTAACCTAGGTTATCATTTGTTAACATAACACTAGCAGTTCTAGTAGTATCAAACTCTGCTCTGTTAAGCTCGAACTTAATATCTTCCTTGAGGTTCTCTGTCCAAGAATCTACGTTCTGTGATCTATAAACAGATCCCAATCCAGGTTGTACTGTAACAGTTCCTGAACCTGCTGGTTCTCCTACTTCAGAAGCCCAAACTTCATAATCAGTAGAATCAGTCTCAATAACAAAAGCATACTCTGTATCATTCTGTAAATATACAGGATGATCAAACATAAAGTCAGTTGCTACACTACCAGCAACATCAGTTACTAGGTTAGTTGCTACACCCATTCTAACAGCAGGTGTATCAATATCAACAACTGCCTCTACAGCAGCACCAGCATTACCAGATCCAGTTCCAGCAATAACAATAGAAGGAGCACTTGTATATCCAGAACCAGATATAGAGACTTCAGCATTGAATAATTTACCACCAGAGATACCTAATGTACCAGTTGCAGTAGTACCACCTGGTAACTGTGGACTCTCGATAGTCATTGCTGCACTATCATAATTAGATCCAGCACCAATAACTCTAAGATCAGTAAGTGATCCAGAATCCTTAGCAATCGTAACAGATATTGAAGTGTTATTTGTATTATTCGCTAATGTTATTGATGGAGCAATAAGCAATTCTCCTGCTTGGAAAGAACTACCATTGTTATTAGAAAGAACAAGTGTATAAACCTGATCTGCTGATACTGGAATCTTATCTGCAGCTCCTGGTAATACTTCAATACCAGTCCTATCAAAGATTTTAAATATAGGTCCAGTAGCACCTGATATTTGTCCAGTTACAATCTCACCAACCTCAAGAGATGTCTCTTGTGATACATAAAACTTTAATTTGGTTTCAGGAGAAATAGTCTTCTCTGTACCAGGAACAATATAACTTCCTGGCTTACCACTTACTGTATTGGTAATATAAGTTCTTACTGGAACCTTAGATGCTTTCTTATTAAAGTAAAGATTCAATCCAGTAACAAATACACCACCATCATATCCCTCAACCTTAAATGTTTGTGCTAATGGACTTGGTTTCTTCTGTGTACTTGTATCAAGATCAACAATCTGCTTACCTTCATTAGACTTGAGGTATGCAGGTAATGTTGAAACAATACTACCAGGATTAGCAGGTAGTATTCCAGTAGGATAGTATTTAACTTCAGTGTATGTTTCTACAGTGTCTTTATGATCATCTGTAGAACTCGAAGTAAATCTAATTGTTTTCTCACCAGTTGTGAATTGTAACTGCTCAGAACTGGTATCATAACTTGTATTGTAGATATAGTTGTTCCAAGTACTTCCTTGTGTTGGAGCATATCCATTAGGTATTATAAGTAAACCACTAGCATTACCACCATCATCAGTGATGATTGAAGCACCGAATGTTGATAGTGAGTTACCAGGTATTCCTGTAAATCTTAGATCAGGATTAGCCCATCTACTAACATCTCTTCCCTCTAGGAATGGATATACTCTAGTATTAGGCTTCATCCTACGAACAGTAAACTTAACTGCCTTAGATCTAGCAAATTGTTGTAATGATGTAGCAACAGCAGTCTCACCAACTAACTTCGTATTAATACCTTTACCAGTCTCATTGTTCTGTGGACTGATATTAGATGAACTTGCTACATTAGCAATCTTAACTGTAGAGGATACTTGATCTGAGTTAATATCAGAAAGAGGTCCAATATTAAAGAAGTTCTGATTAGATCCAACCCAGTTAACTGCGTAGGAATTATACAAGCTTGAGTAAGCATCACGTACATTACCCTTAGCAAGGAATATAGTATAGAGTTGTGTATTGTTATCAGATATTAAAGGAGCATCTGTATTTTCATACCATGAGTCTACAGGTGTATCTAAAGATGCATCACCAACATATTGAATAACCACAAATGGATTTGGGTTAATAGTCTTAGTAGCAAAGTTATTGCTTAGTAATTGTAGGTTAGTGTATGGAAGAGTGATAACATCTCCAGTTCTCTTATATCCAGAAACTACCCTTTCATCTTCTTTTGTATTAACCTCAATTAGATCAAAGGAATCTTCTTTAGACTGAGCTCTCAATACAGATTGCTTTGTATCAATAGAACACTTATAATCAATTGACTTAAGGTTACCTACCTTATGAGTCTCGAAGTTATCTACAACAAATCCACTCTTATATCTTTCAAGTCCTATATCATCCTTGATCTGCATATTTAATGCTTGCTGCTCAAGAACACTAAGGAGTGTATAGTACTCTAACCTTTCAACTCTCTTTTCTAACTTACCAATATCCCTCATGGTATAACGCTTGTTATCCACAGGTATAACCCTTACATCTTTACTTGTAGTAGTATATGCAGGTACATAAAGATATGTTAAAGGTATAGCATCATCAATAGTCTCTGGTTTTGATGGGTTGAGTGATGAGTTACCTTCTTTAACAATAAATTCACCCTTCTTAGTTAAGAAGATACCATCAATTCTATCAAGATATTGATTCTGGTAGAATGAGATAGTATAAGAAAGATTTGAATCTGACGCTGGACAACTAGAAACAACACCACCACTACCAGTAAATGCATTAAAGGCAGACTCTGTATAAAGAGACTTATCTTGGAATCCAGTAATGGTAGCATCTGTATCAACCTTTGGTCTAAAGTCAATAACATCTCTTAGATTGGTTATACCATATACAGATGAGTTGAATGTAGGAATCTCATCAGCAGAAACACCTGCCTCATGTACATAAGAGTCAACTACACAGAAGTCACCTTGTGAGTGATCAAAGTAATCAAATGATGCTAGTAATTGACCAGTAGGTAGATCAAAACCAGGTTTAATAACAATACGAGATACATCATATAAAGTATCACGTTGACCATCATCAAACGTAAATCTGCTAGTAACATCAGTACCAGTAATAAGATTACCAGCACTATCTACATTTGGAGGTGCAGTTGCAGAACCTTCATAAACGTAGTTGAGTTTAATAACATCAGAATATGATACTGCATTAATTTCAGATGCATTAATATCCTGTCCTCTTAAAGGAAGAATCTTATCACCAGATGGAGTAATAACAATTTGCTTATTCCTAACAACAGTCTTTAATCTAGGTCTAGACTTAGTGATCTCTAATGTTGCTGTAAGCTTAAGTGTTGGATAATCAGTACCACCTGAGAGTGCACCGAAATAACTATCGGGTAATTTAACACTAACACTACCAGCAGTTAATCCAGATGCAGTATCAGTAGATGTTGCAACATCAACAGCAGAAGCTGGAACATATACAATATCCCCAGTTTCTACAGCAGTAGCATTTCCTTTCTTAAGAACAGTAAGGATGAAGTTATTTTCTCTAAACTCTACAAACTTCTGTGTACCAAATTCTAACTGTGCTTTAAATGTTAAAGTTCCACCAGTAGCAGATGAATCTAGAACAAAATCTTTTCTTTGGAAGTACTTAATAGCAGTATCATCAACATTCTTAACCAATGATTTGATTTGCTTACTACCAGTTGGGAATATTAGAGTAGATTTAGATCCATTCTCAATCTTTGGTCTTACTCTTAGTACAGTTGTACTACTCACAGTAGAAGGAAGTAATGAATCTACGTAGATTCGTGATTTCTTAGTACCTTCTGGTTTAGTTGCTTGCTGTACTATTGCCTGAATAAGGTTGTTGTTTCCGTCACTGAATTGAATTAGATCTCCCTGTACAAGACTCTTTGATGCGTCACCACCAAACCCTGTACACTCAATATACTGGTTACCCTCTACACCACTGAAAGTAAAGTCAGTTATAGTAGTACTGGTAACATACTTCTCTCTAAACAACTCAACATCACTGGTGAACAGGTTAGGTGCTTGAGCTCCTTCAGGTGCTACACCAAACCTAGACCACATAGACTTAACATTCTGTGGTGTGTATGTTTGTACAACATTCTTAAACAATACAGGACGTATTACTGCATCATCACCTGATGTATGAGCACTAGCAGTAGTCTTAGCAACTACTACTGGAGGTGCTGAGTAGGTATTAGAAAGACCATCTCTATTAATAATTTTTGCGTTAGCATACCCTCCACTACCACTTAATTCGGAAGAGATAACAGATGTATCATATGATACACCATCTATAACTAGAGTATCTAATGCACCATAGTTCGCACCTCTATTATCAATAACGAAGTGAGATATAGTATTCTCTCTAGCAATTCTTAAAGAATTACCAGATTCATCAAATATAGTTTCTCCTTCAACAAATTCTCCATTAAGAACCTTACAATAGATTCTATTACCAGAAGATAGAAGACCTTTTGGCGATCCTTCTACAACACCATAAGCACCACTCTTACTACCAGTAATATACTTACCAGCCGTAAACGTAGCATCAGCGATATCGCTATCTACAGTTATCTTAGTTAAGAATGTTGGATTGAAATACGACATCTTAAAGGTCGTATTGTATTTGCTTGTTCCAGCAATTCTTCCTTTAGAGAGAATAGTATCAGAATCTGGATTAAATCCAACTCCTCTTTCTTGTAGATGGAAGTCCTTAGGCTTAGCAAGTCCTATTGTAGGAACAATCATCTCACTATAAGAAACTATATGACCAAATATTTCACTTGCAGTTTCTAACTCTGCCGCATTCTCAGTAAAATATAATCTTGTTCTCTTATCATTACCACCATCAGTAGCAGAGTAATCTCTTAAATGAGTATCTACAATATCTCTAGGACCAACAAATGTAAATTCAACATATGCAGAACTTCCTTTAAACGAAGCTGGGAAGTCAGCATTAGAACCATTAAACTTAGAATATGCAAGAGATGTAATCTCTACTGAAGCATTAGCATTACCTGCACCACCCTTTCTTACCCAGAAGCTTCCATGTGTTGTCTCCCATGAAGAAGGTACTATGTCTGCCCAAGTCTTACCACCTGCAGTCGTAGTTATTTCAACAATCACAGTCTTGATTGCTACATCAGCATCATATGTAAATGCTCTTCTCTGACGAGTCTGTTTATGTGAAGCTATTACCTTACCATCAGTCTTATCTTCTGTACTATTAAGACCTAATGATCCATCACCAAATGTACTATTAAGATATAATGTTGGATATGATGTTAACTCAGCATCAAATG